AGAGAAAGAAAAAGAGAAAGAGAAAATACCGTTAAAGCAAGCTGAAAATGAACCTACAGTGTCAGATGCGCAAGATGAACCAGTTGCACCCAAAATCAATCCGTTCATGGATTCGACCTCCTTTGCTGCACTACATAATTCATTATATGGTAAGCAGATTGGCAACATTGATGACGAGCTGGCTAGGATATGTAAGATAGAGTTTGAACTGCAGCAACGGATTGCTAATGAACAGGTGTTGGCTTTGAAACAATTCTTAACCATTAGGACTGGAGTCACACAAGACATACAGTATGTTGATAAGGAATGGATGAAAGCAAACGAGTATATTGCATCTTTCTTAGGAGAGGTAAAATTGATGTTTGGTGACACAGCTGGCAAGTTCCGGACTACGAGCAAATCAGTAGACGCCATCCATAGCGTGAATTCAGATGTCAAAGTCACACAGAGGAAACAATCCCGATCAGAGATACGCAATTCCTATCGCGTGCAGAAAACGCAAAAGATTGAACAACCATTGGACCCTAACACTCTTTATGTCTACATGTACAAAGGATTAGCGCGTGTGATTCTCAGGTTTGTTCCCAAAGTCGCAGTCAAAGATGATCAGCAGGATAACAAACACAAGAAAGCTAAGGATGCAACGTTAACATACGAAGAATTGAGTCCTACCTGGAAGTACATCCTCACTGAAGCCAAGCGTGCATTTCCCAAAAGTGACTATCCTGATTGTATTCACCCGATGACTTGGACTCAGTGGATCGATAGCAACAAGGATGATGTTAAGGTCTTAACTCAGTACGCTCATAAGCTTGATTATGTTACTTTACTTCAAGACTTCAACTTGTATGTAGCCAAAGGTGCCAGTAGAGTTAGAAACATGGATATGTCTACTCTTCCTGCCTCGATCAACGTTATGGATCATTTTCAGCTGTATGGTGATGAGAGTATGAGAGAGTATGTTAGGTCTGGTGAATGGTATGCTTTATTGAGTGAGGTTGAACGTACAGGTGGGAAAGTGTCAGACAGCGAGAAAGTGTTCGCCAATCCAGATACGTATATGTTAAACTTGAAGAAATACTTTCTCAGACGGTTTCAGCAGGAAGTAGCTTCTACAGGTATGACACCACTCACTGACGAACTGCTTAACATCATGTTTGTACACTGGGATGTGATCGTAGCGGCTGAACCTAAGCTCCAAGTTGTCAAAGATGATCTGCTCAAATACTATTCTAAGTATGGTGTTGCTGCTACCTTCGACTACAACATGAAACGAGGAGAGATGACTGTGGTTACACGCGGACACATACTCGCTCACAAAGTGTTGGAATGCGCCCTCAGACTTGTAGAAACCATATACACTTATGATTTGCAAGATGAGACGTTCAAGGATATATTGATAGATTTGGGTCGACTCATCATGCGAGATCCGATATACGGTACTACAACAGTCAGGGATGCAACCACCGTCATGAAACAGCTAATGTACACTCAAGGTAAGCAATTCAGGAGGATCATGTTTAAGAAGTTTGATTATACCAATTTCAATGAGCAGCTAGTATTGAAGGGAGAGCAGATGACTACCGAACCACCTACACTATTAGCTACTACACACTACCAAGAGATGGATCAGAAGCGTATTGATGCTCTAACCATGGCCAACAAACAAGCAGGTGACATTTTGCCCATGTCTAGCATTTATCGCTGCAGATACACTGACTCTTTGGACTTAGTTGGCGACGCTAATCGGTATTTTTCTGCTCTCACCACCATTGAGGCTATAGCTGGATTCGCCAGTTCTGACTTGTTATCTGGGTTCATTGATAGTAACGAGTCAATTGTATTCACAGGGACGGATCACTTGCGTAAGTTGCTCTACTATAGCGTTAGGGAACAGATCCTCACTCTCAATACTTCTACAGTGCCTCGCCCTTCTTTGCTAAAAGTCCTACTATCTTCTGCTAAGGATACTGCTTCTGCATCTGTGCAGCCTATAACCTTTAGGATATACAAGAGCACTCCAGAGTATGACGGACAGTCATTAAACATCGTTCAGTCTACTGTAGAAATGTCCACCCGACAGAAGAAGCCTAATCTCATGAAAGCAGCTGAAATCTTGAGATCTACGGTGACTACGAATGAGGAAATGGTTATTTCAGGTGGTACTCGTGCTGTTCAAGGAGGTAAGGGTGCTCGAGCAGTATATCCCACGAAACAACCATATCACATTGGAGGATCACTACTATTTCACAAGGTTGATACTGTAGTCAATGCCAATAAGAAGTTCAGGGAAGTATCAAATAAGTATGGTCAGGGTATAAGTAACGCCATCCCTCATATTGGAGTGCCAGAGATTATCGCAGTGTCGTCGGATGGGCTAGCAATTTGTATGGCTTTAGATGTCTCTGCCTTTGATGTGGCTCAAAAGTACACTGAGACAGATATAGAGTTAGGTATGAGAGATGGTTTCTTAGAATCTGAAGCTTCTGCGATCTCAGGAGAGACAGTACTCGAACGGATGAACCCTGCCGATCTGGCTAATAATCTTCTTACAAACACACCACCCAAATATAAATACCAAACTGCATTGGGAGACATCATCATACTACAACACGGCAACAGATCAGGCGTACCATGGACCGGCACTCAGAATGATCTTGTAAACGTTAGTAACCATTGCATGGCCTACGATGAATACAAGAAACGGATAGCTAATCTGCAGAGAGAGGGAAAGATTTCCATTAATGTGAATGATAAACATCATGTCGTTCGTGTGTTTGGAGATGATTCTACCTTTATCATGACATATGAAGAGCCCCCCACGGTAGAAGAAGTACATTTGATGTGTGCGACGTTTGTTGAGAGTTATCAAGACACGGCAGGGACGCTCGGATTTGCCATCAATGCTAGAAAAGGAATGATTGGAAGGTATGGTAGTGAATATCTAAAGAACTCTTCTATTTACGGAAACATAAAATCTGTTAATCAGGTTAAGTTCCGAGGGTCTGAAAAGTCTGCCAGTTATCACTTTGGCGTCTCTGAAAAAGTGTCTATGATTCGAGACATCACCGATCTTACCATTACGAGAGGATGCGATGAGACTCGGAAATGGAAGTACAACCTACTCATGATGCCAGTTGATTTGACCACCAGAGCTGGAGCGTTTAGGATGCATAATCTGTGCTCTATCATGACTGGAGTTGGAAAGATGTATCTGGGAGGCACACTCAACAACAAACTTATAGCTGCATATCATGGATCCATTTACGGATGGAACTTTGATGATAACCTGATCAAGACTTCCAATTCAATAGGTGCAATAGCAGACTCTTCATATGATGCAATCTCCACAAAGATCACAAACCTACCTGATTTCAAAGATTCCCAGAGAAGGATCACCCAAGATATATTCACAAATGGAAGACTACCCCCGTATCTTAACAGGTATGGAAAGTCTAACATTCTGCGACATATACTTGCGTCAGCCGCTATGGGTCCTTTGTCTCAGATAGAGAAGAATGTCAATGCATACAACGTTGTGACAGGGATACTCAATGGTAAGTTAGAAGCCCCGACTGTGCTTGAGAGATTGAAGATCGGTTTCAAGTACGTTGTGATGTCTGACTTAAACCAAGATGATTATTCTCCATATTCAGGTCAGAGCATACAGTACAGAAGGATGTTAGTCCATTGGGGATTGAACGACTCAAGAATCACCTCATTCGACCCAAAGAGTAAGCTGCAGCACCTCCTAGCAGAGAACAATCAGATCCTTCCGATCCACTTTGATATTGAGTTCATATATAGGCTTTATCTTCAAGCAGGTACTATGGGCTTTTTACACGTTATGTCCTACTATCAACTTCCTGACACACTTACTCATGAGATGCTCGCTGCTGTCGTCGCGTTGGAGTTGCAACTCGGGAATGATAAGTATGCTGTTGATATGGGAGTGTACTCTAGTCAGGCCGGACAGATCCGCATAAATGATTCTTTGATGGACAAGATAATCCAGCACAGGCGTGGACCAGCTCTACCTATAATAGATCGAACCCTAAACCGTCTGCTCCTACACACCTACATGCTAATGTTTGGTTTGATGGGTAAATCGATCGATAGTACCAAAGTAGATCCTACTCAAAGTTGGAAGGCTATTCTAGAGTCTAATGAACAGCGTATCGCTCAACTCTCTGAACTTCTGACTGCCGTGTAGCTGTTTTGCGTTGTACTAACGATCAACGAT